GCTCCCCCTGCGAAACCTTGTCCTGATGTACCAGCACCACCAGCAGCACCTCCATAACAACCACCACCACCAGAACCACCAGCAGCTCCAGTCTGACCTCCACCAGTGCCACCGCCACCACCACCACCACCGACAGTTGATATAGTTGTTAATCCTGAACCTGATATTGATGATGCAGAACCATTATTACCTTTACCAAAACTTCCACGACCTGCTCCACCTCCACCTACTGTGGCAGTGTATGCTGTTGCAGGATTAGCAGTAAATGTTCCTGTTTTTAATCCACCTGCTCCAGCTGCTCCTGATGCACCATCTGATGCACCACCTCCACCACCGCCTGCGACTACTAAATATTCAACGCTATATGGTGGATTAACTAATGCAGGAGTAGAGCTAGTATATCCATTGATTGGAATCCAGCCTTGTGTTGCATCAGCGTAAGTAAAAGTAATGCCTTCTCTATTTCCATCTAATATTTTGTTGCCCGATTGCCCAATAAGATTATTACCATTCGGGTTAATAGTTAAATTGTTTGTAGCAAATGTTCCTGCATAATCATAAACACCAACTATATCTCCTGCTGTTGGGCTTGCAGGTAATGTAACAGTAATTGCTGATGACGTTGTATTAATTGCATAACCAGTGTTTGAAACAGCAGTAAATCCTGTTGTTTGAACAGTTCCACTAATTGTAAAGAATCCACTAATGTCATCTTGGTTTACACTTTTTTCAGCAGGATATGTTACAAATACATTAGATGTTCCTGATAATGTAATGGCACTGCCACTATTACTAGATTCTAATATAGTATCACGAGATAGTGTTGTTCCTGATGCTGTATAAGTTCCAATACCTACTTCCCAGTCATTTCCTGATGTGATGGCGTAATAAGTAGTATTACCATCACCAATAACGGAAAATGACTGAAAACCTGTAACTGCACCTGCAAGCGTAACTGTACCTGTGCCTGTAGTGGTTGTGGTCTCTTGAACCCTATCCTTAACGACTAATGCCATTATTTATCCTTACGCTAATGTAACTGATAAGTTTCCAGTTGTAATCTTGAAGATGTCACCAGAGTCGATTGTTTTAGATGTGTCGAGTGGTGTGTGGAACAATAAGTTACCACTAGTAGATGCATCATGTATACCGATGTGTGATACTGTACCCCATGAAGCAGTCGCTGTTGGGAATGTTACATCAGCAGAGTTTGTAGATACACCATTAGATGGAGCACCAAAAGTCACTGCTGTTCTTGCGTATGAACCACCTGATACTTCTGTACCAGAATCTGCATCTGTTGGGTCACTTGTATATAAAGACACATACACTGTTGCTGGTGATGTGTAAGATGTGTTACGGAGAACTGCATTGATAAGTGCGTTCTCTAAATAATTACTAAATTCAGCCATTGTTATTTACCTCGTTGATAATGTTATTGACATAGGAGAAGATGGATATTCACTATCATCATCGCTTGCTCTTAATGATGCTAAACCTCTATCGTATAAAGATGCCCATGTTGCTAATCGTTCATCGTTCATGAGATAGGGTTCTGCTTCAGCTAATGCACCATATAAAAGTAAGTCTGGGCAGGTCGCTAAAAATAAGTTAGATGGGTTACTATCAGATAATAATTCTGGCTTGTGGTAGTAAACCATTCTTAATGTGTATACCGCATCTGGATAAGGTGCAAATTGAAACTCACTACCTAGTAATGTATACATGGTAGGAACACCTTTATCTGTTGTTCTGGCATTTCTAAAGAAGTTAGAAGTATTCTGGAACTGTAGGACACGCACAGGGTTAGTATCTAAATGTAGGTCTTTCATTGCAAGAAAGTCTGATGGTAGAGATACGGTGCTGTCGTTCACAATAGTGCTTGCTGTTGCGACTTTTAGCATCTGTCTGATGCGTAGGTCTCGTTTTAATCTTTCTTCTGCAAGACGGATGAAATCAGGTATCTTGGTATCTAAATCATCACGAGCAAGATAATCTGCTATCGTGCTTTTTAAATCAGAATAGTTCGTAAATGCCATTATACTCTACCTTGTCTTGTCCTAAAGAAACGGTTGTCTGGGTTGTTTAGCCATGCTCTGAATTTCTTTTGGTCTACAACATGAAATCCACGCATAATGCCTGCTTTGTTTAAATCGTCTATGACAGTTAATGGTATAGAAGCTATCTTATTGTCAAAGACATCCTCACCCCATTTGCCAGTTGTTGCGTTGTATTCTTTTTTGTTCTGTTCAATAATTTGAGATACATCTTGTGCAGTCTCAATGACTAATCCACCGTCTTCGGTGTTGTGTGCTACTTTGTCTCTAATATTATCTTTTTCTAATATCTTCGCCATAATAATCCTAAAAGGGTAAAGCCCTCCGTAGAGGGCTATTATCCGTATTACTCTGCAAGGTCAGCAATAATTGCGTGAGCCTTTTCGTTTTTAACTTCTAGTGTGTATTCAACTAAAAGCTGTGTTTTTTCGCTGTCACCAGTTTTAGCTAATTCGTTTGTAGCGAATGGGCGTAAGTAAGCAATAGATGCGTACTCTGGGTCAAGAACGAAAGCAACTTCACCGTTGTCATCAGCATCAGCAGTCATGAATCTGTTAGGAACAACAGATAATGTACCGAAGTCTGATAGGTATACATCAGCAGCACCAACAATAGTTGTAGGAGCGTTTGATGGAGCTTGGTAACGCTGTTCAGCAATACCAGCAAAACCTGAAACAACTTGTTTCTGTGTTGGAGTTACCATAAGAACTGATGGGTTACCACCTTGTTCGTATGCAGCTTTAACAGCATTTTTAAGCATTGTTTCTGTAAATGCAGCATCTGTACCAGAAACACGAGCTGTAGTACCGTCAGAACCTGCTGTACCAGCACCAACATAGTTTGTTTCTAACCATGCTTGTAAAGAACCTAATTTACGAGCTGTAGAAGCATCACCTGTAACGGCTGCTTGGTTAGATAATAAGATTTTTTCCATATCTCGTTTTAGCTCTGAAGAAGCCTTTGATAACTGATATGCTTTTTCAGATTTACGACCAGCCTTATCGATAGACTCTAAAGTGCCAGCGATTTGGATAGTTTTTTGTGAGATTTGTGTTCTGTTACCAACACGAGTTGTTGGAGCAAGTGTTGCTGAAGAAGCATCAGCACCCTCAACTACAGCGTTAGCAGTAGTAGCATCAGCTAATGAATCTGTTTGCCATTCGTGGTATACAGCAGTTGCTTTTGTTTTACCAACAGATGACATAAATGGTGTATCGGTTGGAGAGATGTTGTAAATTACATCAGTGAGGTCTTCTCTATTACCTACTGACTCATATGTTTTATATGTTGCCATTGTTCACTTCCTTAAGATATAAAGTTTTCAAAAAGAGCCGCAGCATCTCTGGCTTTACCAGTTTGCTTTAGCTTATTCATTTGTTGTTTGCGAACATCACGACTGCCTTCTTTAACCTTTGTACCTGACTTCACCATCTTCGGTGCTTTAGACACCTTTTTAGTTACATTAGGTTTAGATTTTTGTAGCTTGTCGTACATCATCGCTTTGTGTAATGTCAATACATGACGAGAGTCGTATACTTGTGATAACTCTTGGTCTGTAAATCCAATACTCTTACCATAATTGCGAATCTCATTTCTGATTTGTTCGCCTTTGGCTGGGTCTGAAAACTCTGGTAGGACTTGTGAAAGTTTTTGTGCTTCCTGTTGAACAAATTTAGCCATGTTTTGCTGCTGCTCTGCTTGTTGCTGTTGTGCAAGGCGTTGCTGTTCAGCTCTAACTTGTGCTAACTGTTCTTTCTTTTCAGTCAATTCTGCGACTTTGACTGCGTATCCTATTGGGTCGTTTTCCTTCATCGCTGCTAGGTCTTCTGGACTATCTTCACCAGAGGTTAAGAATTGTTCAATAGCCTGCAAGCGTTGAGCGTAAGTATCCCTAACTTGTTTAGCCTCTTCCACTGCTTTTAGTTCCGCTTCTACTGCCTTGCGTTGTTCAGCAACTTCTTGAGTCTTTTTCGTGTAATCTGCACCAAGCTGATAGCCTTGCATCAATTCATCGAGGGTCACTTCTTTCTCTTCGCCTGCCGCCTTTACGGTAAAGCGTTGAGGTTCTTCTTCAAGTTCCTCTTCTTCGTACTCGACTTCTTCATCATCATCGTCAGCCGCTACTTCCTCTGCATCTACTACATCATCATCGACAGCTTCTGCAGCTTCTTCGTAGTCCGCACTATCTTCAGCTTCTGCTTCAACAGTTTCTGGTTGCTCGTTGGAGTCCTCACCTGCTGATAAAAAGCCTTCAAATTGTGCAGCAGCTTCATTCACAGTTAGTTCTCCACTTCCTTGTTCAGGAGTCATGGTTTCTTCACTCATTGTATTTCCTTAATAATTCCCATTTGGCTGGGTAACCATTATAGAAAGGTCTATAATATCTTCCATGCTTTATCTTTAATGTCACCGTCTTTAGTGATTGATTCAAGATAAGCCATGATTTCGTCTATAGCTTGTAATCGGTTGTAATATCTTTCTCGTTCTTCTTTTTGGTGTGCTTCTGAATAACGAATATTATTGAGTTGATTGTCTCTTAACTCTTCGATTACATCTAAAAATTCTTGTGATTGTAATAAATTACGAATTGCTTCCTGTCGTGTCATTTGGACTTCCATAGTTAATTGGTGAACCTAGTAGTCCACTTAAGTATCTCCCAGCTCCATAGTTACCTGTTGGTGTCGCCATAGCAGTTGGGGTCGATAAAAATGATGTTACATTTGGTGTTGGTACTGGTGCAGGTCTAGGTGTATTTGCATATACATATGACATAGATGGTGTGTATTCGTATGTGTCTGTATCACCTATTTTGTTTCTACTGAATCCTGTTACATCTGTATTTACAGGTCTAAAGGATTGGTCACCACGAGTAATTGTGCCTGCCTCTGCTCCACCTCTTGCAGATATTCCGCCACCATAACCAAAGATAGGGTGATAAGATGGTTGATAAGGCATACCACCAAATCCTGTTACTGGAGTAAACCCTCCTATTGTCATACGACCATAACTAACAGGACTAGGTGTATATGGCTCATACATTTTGTTATCACCATAGAAGTAACCTGTATCACCTACAGACTGTAGACCTTCGTATTGTGATGGAGCAAGACCTAATACAGCATTAACATCAACATTACTTTTAGGTGCAGAAACAATGTTAGGTGCTAATTGTGGTCTGCCAAAGTTAAGTAACATTACTGCCCACCTGTAGCAATTTTGTTAATCTTTTCTAGTGCATCCATAATCATTTTAGTTTGGTCTGTCTTTAACTTACCGTCTTTACTTTCAGCATCTAAACGAATCTTGAGCTCTTTTAATGCCAAGTCAGTTGTTTGTTGCACTTCTTTTTGTTGTAGCTCTAATGATTTTTGTTGTGCTTCTAATTGCATTTGTTCTCTATCTAACTGAACTTTAGCTGCATCTGTTTGAGCTTTAAGCTGTGCTTTTTCTCTTTCCACTTGAGCTAATACTTGTGCTGCTTGTGTATTAGGGTCTGGTTTCTCTGGTTGTGGTTGAGATAGCTGTGCGTTCATCTCTGGTGTAATTTCATTCATAAACTCTGTAGAGTCTTTAAATCCAGCCATATGAATAAATTTAGCTAATGTATCTCTGTATTGTTTAATGTTTACTAGAGGATTAGATAAACCATACTGTTGAATGATTTGTTCTTGTTTAGCAAGAATCATTTGCATAGTTGCTAATTGTTCTTGTCTTTGACCTGTACCTAAACCTACATTAATATTGACATTGTAGTTAGTCTTCCACTCTCTTGGGTCAAAAGGAATAAACTCACCATTAATACGAACTACACGAGCTTTATCTTGGTATTTACATAGGAGATGTAAGATGCCTCTAAATAGTGAGGTTACCCCTGTTTCAGCAAAGATACGAGCAATTAATTCTAGTTTACCAGTAGATGCAGATGACATAGCAGATACGGCTGTTGCTGTTACATTCTGTAATAAGTTAGGGTCTAGTCCTTGTTGTGAGTCAGATACACCTGTGCGTTTAGCTTGAATGTTATCTAAATACTCTAACATTGGGAATGATTGTCCAGCAGAAGATTGTACTGTAAGTGGCACAATTGCATTAGGATTCTTCATTCTAATAACGCCACCTGCTGTGGATGTTAGTAAGTCATCTAGGTTAACTTGTCCTTCTACTGCCCCAACTCTATAGTTGTTAGTGAGATAGAGATTGTCTAGCATTTGTCTAGTCACTGTTGACTTAATCAACTGAATGTCCATTGCTCTGTCTGCTAGAGACTGACCATAGAATTTATGAGGAATAGGAATTGGGCATACAGAATGGAATGGATTGTAATCACATTCATGCTCTTCTAATATTTCATGAGAAGCATAAACAACTCGTCTGTATTCAGCAATACCGTCATCGTCTTCATCTACTTTTAAATAGCACTCAAACACTTCTACTAACTGCATAGACTCATCATCAGAATCCATATCAGTTGGTTGTTCACCACGAGAGTATCGTGCAATTCTTTCAGGACTAAATTCTAGTGCATCACCAGTTGCTAAATCCATCACAACATCTTCATCGTAACCCATCGCAATTAACTCTGAACGAGTCATCATCTTACGATGTGCAGTAAACGGTGAATCAGAAATAGTTCTAGCACGCTTACTAATTAAGAATTCTTCTGGTGGTACATTTTCTACAACGACCTTACCATTGTTGGTTGTTTTCTTGAGCTTAACATCGTGAGTCACAATAGCAGGAGATACTTCTATACCTGTCATTTCATCAAACACAGCTTCTTGTACGACTGTTGTTTCTTGCTCGACCACTTCTACTTCTGGGTCTTGCATAATCATCATGAGTTCATCATCTGTTAAGTTTTTGTAAGACTCTTTCTTAACATCAATCTTATCTTCCCAGTATGCTTTGACTACACCTACTTTTTGTAATAGGGCATCTTTGAACCAGTTGTGCATAATAAGAAAACCATCGTTATCTTTATTAAACACCCAGTTCACATATTCTGTGGCTTGTTTAGCAAATGGTTGGTCACCATCATTAACAGGTTCGAATGAAACAACTTTATCGCCTGAACCAAATAAACGCATGAGCTGTGGCAATGCACCATCCACTGCTTCTGCAACTTCACGAGTTACGATTTGAGATTTACCTTCTACCTCATTACCGTAAGGTTCGCCAAGATAGTATTCGAGTGCTTGTTGTCTTTCATCGGTTGTTTCCGTTTCCAGATAACCAATAGCATCTTCTATCTCGTTTTCTAATATTGCTTTTAGTTTTTCGCTCATTTAAACAATCCAGTTATTATTGACTTGAATAGGCTTATGCCATGACTCCATAGGAGATTCATCTAAACCTACTGCTAAATATCTAAACGCATCGGAAGCATGAGATGACCAATCGTGTAATGGTCTATCATGAAACACATTGCGTTTCTCATCAAACACTCGTCTGTAGTTACGAAGTGCATCTAATCCTTGTTTTACTTTCTCTGGGTCAAACCAGCAACGAGGTAATAGTCGTCTAGCTGCCTGTATGCCATCATGCACATTTAGTTTCGGTGCAATGGTAATTTGTAGTCCAGCATCTTCCAACATTTCTTTTCTTGACTTACCTGTACCGAGTTCCCTAACGGCAACATCGTGAGGAAGAATGTGTGTTGCATACATCCAATCGTTTTCTTGTAGCCAGCTAACATAATAATCAAGACCAACACCATGATTTTCCACATAGTCTACTAACCTCACTTCTTTGTTTACTAGCTGTGCTACCCAAATGGCTGTAGAATCAGACATACCCAAGTCCCAGCCAGTATATGTTCTAGCTAGTCCATCTCTGTCAATATCTACTAATCTACCTTTTTCTTCTAAATCGTGAATGAGTTTAGAATAGTATGCACCTTCGACAGGAGCTTGGAAAGAACACTCAAATTCCTGCATGTACTTGTCTTCACCCATTTCATCATAGGCTGCTTTTAATTCTTCTTTAGGCAGTAAGTCTGTTTCTGATGCTTTAAATTCTAATAGTGACCAGCCATCGTTGCTCTCGCCTCTATCACGCAAGTCTTTAAAATGGTTTTGACCTTTTGGTGTGCCCATTGCAATACAGTAACCTTGTCGGTCAGCTAGAGCTGGTCGAATAATTTCTGTAAATATAGAAGGGTTTACATCACCTATCTCGTCAATAACACATCCATCAAGATAGATACCTCGAAGAGAGTCTGGGTTATCAGCTCCATACAGAGATATACGCCTACCCATAAAGTCCACTCGTAGTTCTGCAATGTTCGCCTTTCCACCAAGCGGTCTGGTGTACTCTAGGAGATAATCCCAAGCTACCCTTTTTGCCTGATTGTAAGTTGGTGCTATGTATGCGTATCTAGGGTTTTTATTTTCAGATTTTAACGCTGAATGTATCAGTTGGTTAATAGCACAAACAGTTTTTCCCATCCGCCTGTGAGCAACGACTACAGAGAATCGGTTGTTCTTCACAAGCTGGTGAATCTGTTTTTGTGGAGCACGAGGCTCATATCCTGTGTGTATTGGTTTATGCGACTCCATATGGGTCATCGCTCCTTTTTTAGTTGTTCCATTCTTTCTAGTCTAGCTTCTCTAGACATATAAAGCCAATGTTCTAAATCATCGTATGTTCTATTACAAGATATACAACGATTATTTTTCATTCGACAAGTCCCTGTGCAAGGGCTATCGTCTAACACTTCCATCTTCTGCGTGCCGCTTTACCTCTTTCACCTGTCCAGTTTTTACTTCTAGCACAGAAAGATTTTCTGCGTTTTGCTGCTGCTGAACCTTTTTTAACTTTACCTGTGACTGGTGCTTTTAAATTACTACCAGTTTCTCTATTGTATTTAGCACGACCTTTAGCTGTTAATCCTGCCCCTTGTTTAACAGAGCGTTTTTCACCTCTGCCTACAGACAAATTTACTTTTTTCTTTTTAACAGCCATTATGCCCACTCTGCCTTCTGTATTCTTAATGGACCGATGTTGATAAGAAAATAGTCTACAGGGTTACCGTCTACCTCACCCTCATACCATTCAAATCCAAAGTTGAAACCCCAGTACCAATGATATGACCAGTTATTAAACACAATCACCCACGCTTTTTAGTAGTTCTTTTAGACTTTTTATTTTTCTTTTTTTCTGTTTTTGAAGCTTGTTTGAAGGCTTTATCCGTAGGTGCTCCTTTTTCTCCTTTTTTACGCATTTTTTCTCCTGAACCTTTTTCAATTCTTTTGCGTTTTGCATGGATATTCCTATATAAAGACATTGTTATTTACCTTTCGGCTTCTTATGTGTTAAATATTTACTGTTTTTCGTGTGTGTTGCACCAGACATTAGTCTGCCATTATGCTTGTGTGTTTTACCTGTATATAGTCTACCGCTTGGTAAGTAGTGTGGTACGCCTTTAGCCATAATTACTTACCCTTCTTTCTGTAACCTTTGCGATTTTTTTTGCCTTTACAACCTGCCATAATTTTCTCCTATTTGTATTTTTTCATTTTATCTGCGTGTTGTGCATCTATAATATCTTCTGGTACTTTTTTAGCTCTATTTTGTCTTACCATTTGTTCTGCAATACTATATACATCGTCCATTGAAGTAGCCTGATCTGCTATCTTTCTTCCGAGAGCATTGTTGTATAAATCCATTTTTTTTTCTGCTTCACCTTGACCAGTACCCATAGCACCAATTAATGGTACATATTCTGACTCATGAATATTTCCAGCAAGTTTAGCAAGAACTGGCATCTCTCTTTGTAAGTTAGCCTGCCATACTAAATGACGAAAAGCATCTTGATTACCACCAACCTTACCGTCATCAGGAAATCTTAATTTTGCTTCTTCTATAGCGTAGTCACCACGAAGCAAGTCTGTATAGCCTATTTCTGGTTGTTGACCACTAGATAATCCTAAAGATTGTAATAATTGATAGATGTTCATTTTTTCTTTTTATAACTTACTTTCTTTTTACCATGTTTTTTACAAGCCATAATTTTATTCTAATATAATTTTTATACTACCCTAGTTTGTAATGAGAATGGGCAACTTTATTATATAAAAAACGGGGGTGGGGGTTAGTCGTCTATTCCTGTAACAACTTTTACTTGTATTGGTTCACCGTCTGGGTCTCCAGCATGTTCGTGTTTTTGTGTTTCTTTCCACTGTGCACGAGACTTTAACCAGAATATCATAGATGTAGTATCGCCTGATTTAGCTTTTTCGTAAAGTGTAGATGCAATAGCAGCATTAGCCTCAATACGACCTTTTTTTAGCTCTTCTGGATAGTATTTGGTAAGAGTGTCTGCGGATATGCCTAACACTGTAGCAATATCTTCGTACCTAGTTCCTACTGACGATAGCTCATAGACTTGTTTTCGGGTGTCGTCATTTGCAAGGTGTGGGGGGCGACCGACTTTTTTCTCATCACTCATTTTTATTCTTTCAAATTTATTTGTAAAAAGTATTTGACATGTTTAAACAAATCATTTATTGTATTATTTATGTCAAATAAGTTTGACATGTTTAAACGCTCTTTAATAATTTATATTTATATTTAATCAATTTAATTTAATTGGAGGAAACAATTATGTTTACTATTCCTGACGGATATTTGGTGGATTCAATTCTTAATACTGTTTATGATGATGAGGATCTGTTTAAACGCTTAAAAGAATTTCATAAGAAATTGCATGTCAACGGCGTTGATCCTGATCTTAATTCTAAAATAGGCTTATTTATCAGAGTCAATCTGAATGATGCCATGAGAGAATTGTTTGATAAAGCAAATTCATTACATGAAAGAGAATATGCTTTTCTAATTCGGTGTTTATTAGATGAATTAAACAATTCTGATCTCATTATTTTAGGCAAAAAAGCAATTCAAGAATTACCACTATAAATCCAACTCATATTATAAATCCCTTTTTTAAATCCGATTTATTATTTATCAAAGGGATTTGTAAAAACATTTTCACACAATAGGAGTATTAAAAATGATAGCAATTGAAACAAAATATTTATCCCCCACAAATTATAGAGGATCAAGAATTAAAGCTTTTACATGTTCAGGCTTTAATATCACAATTCCATATGATTATTCTTTAAGCCATGAAAAAGTTTATTTCAAAGCTGTAAAAGAATTAATCAAAAAATATAATTTAGAATGGGATATTTCAAAAATGAATTTTGGAGGAACAAAAAATGGATATGTTTTTTGTTTCCATGATTCTATCGTAAAATAAGAAAAGGGGCTTTTTAGCTCCTTTTTTTTTGTCTCAAATTTTGGACGCTTTTCGCCCACCCCTGAATTATATCAAATAATGAGAATGAGAGCAAGTATTAATTACTTAAATGAGAATGAAAAAAAATGTTTGACAAATACTTTTTACATGTTTAAACTAATTATTGAAACATTTATTAATTACTTTGGAGAGTAAAATTATGAATAGAGAAACATATTTAAATCAAATCACAGATAAAGCTGTCAATTTATTTAAGCAACATGATTGGAATTTGGATTCTTTCAGAGATAAAGTGAAAGTCTCATGTGGATTTCCAAAAGGTGTAAGAGGATCAAGAAATGGCAAAGTCATTGGTGTTCATTATTCTACATCTGTTAGTGAGAATGGATATCATGAAATCTTTATCAATCCTGAAATATCAGAAAGCATAAATGTTATTGACACATTATTACATGAATTATGCCATGCAATACAGCGTGAAAATTATGGTAATTATGTCAAAGCACATGGAAAAGAGTTTGGTAAAATAGCAAGATCAATTGGTTTGACTGGTAAATTATCATCAACAACAGCTGGAGATAATCTAAAATATATCATTCAACAATGGATAAAAGAGATTGGAGAATATCCACATGCAAAAATGAATTTGGATTATTCAACAATCAAAAAACAATCTACCAGATTATTAAAAGCTATCTGTGCTAACAATGGCGAATATAAATTTAGAATCACAAAAACCATTGTCAATGACTATGGACTACCTAACTGTCCATGCTGTGATGAACCTATGATTTTATCGTAAATCTATCAATAATGAGAATGAGGGGAGGAAACTCCCCTTTTTTTATGTGTTCAGACTGTGTATAAAGCCCGTAGTGAGGTTTTTAGATGTTAGTTGAGGGGTAGATATACCTAAATATTAAAACACGCTTATCAACGCTTATAAATTAATTATCTTATCTTAATATTATCTCATCTTATCTTAATATTATCTTATATTATATTTATCTTATCTTATCTTATATTGTAACTGTTTTGTAATAGTCATTATTTATTTGTTTAAAACAGGTAAAAATTGTTTGACAAATAATAATTGATTGTGTAAATTGAGAATTGTGACAAGTAATTTTTACTAAATATTAAAGGAGAGTAAAATGCAATTTAATACAGATTTATTAGATCAGTATGCAGAGAATGAGGATTATGTTGATTGGGAGATTGTTCCTCAAAGTGATGAATCGCCATACTTTGGTGATTTGATAATTAGATTTATTAAATAAGGAGAGTGATGATGAATAAAAACAAAGCAAAAGAGTTTAGTTTATTTAGAGAAGATATTGCCTTTGATAATTGTTGGGAGGAGATTTGTCAGGTATTTGGATATGATCCAATTAATACTAGCCAGATAAATATAACTTATACAAGGAGTAATAACAATGACAGATAACAATACACAAGCACGATTTGATGAGGGATATGAATTTGGTTTAAGACTATATGATATTCTAGTCAATTCAGGCAAACAGCCTAACAGTGATATGATCGCAGGCATGCTCACAGCAATTTATGCAGGGCTGTATCATATTGCACCTACACATGATGCCATAGACAAGCTAACAGAATTTGCTATGGACTATGCCAAAGAACAAAACATTAAGGAGAGTGAGAATGAGGAACAAAAAAGTAACTTATCATAACAATCATTTAATGTATATAAATCAAGATCATATGTTTAAACGCACATTGTGGCAAAGGTGTAAACACAGTTTGACAATGATAATATTAAAGAGTATTCTTTTAGTGATGTTTATTATCATGGCATACTGTATTTATACAGTTAAATATTTATAGGAGAGTAAAATGTCAGCACAAACACAAATACTCAAGGCATTTGCACGAGTAGAAAATAAATTAGATAAACAATATCGTAAACTATTAAAAAATCATGATTGGTATAGTGAATACTCTGATGACCATTCTGTATGGGAAAAGTCAGCAGTAGAATACACACAAATTATGTGTATGGCTCAACAGATAGATATGGATTATAAAATCTTTAATGAGTATGCACCTGATGAATATAAAAAGGAGAGTAAAAATGGATAAACAAATATATATAGGTTATGAAGAAGAATCAGCATTAATTAAATATGCTTTTAAACTGTATCCTGAAAAAATACATTTATATTGGAACAGTAATATACATATAAAAGATTTTTTTAAGAAGTTAAATTTATGGTTAGATGTAAATTTTATTTACAATAAAAAGCAACATGAATTTATGATTAAAGAACTTATACATGCTAAAAAATCAAAAAACTTAAACGACATAAGGAGAATGTATGAAGACGATTGACTTACAAAAACTATTAAATACTTTTAACGGCAACAAATCCAGTATCGCAAAGACATTTGGAGTAACACGACAAGCCGTAAACTATTGGTATCAGGTTGGTTATATGCCAAAGCTACGAGTGTATGAAACGCAAGATATTATTGCAGACATACTGAAGAAAGCAGAGGTGAATGAGAATGAGGATTAAAAACTGGGAGAAATTTCAGCACTACAAACCCAAGAACGCAACAGGGCATAGGAAGATGGCATGGATAAAAGTCTATCCTGATCTGTTGCAAGACCAAGACTTTCTAATGATGAATGATAATCAAAAAGCATTGTTGTTAGAATTATGGTGTTTAGCTAGTGAACGAAGCGGTTACTTGAAAGACATAAATTCCATAGCCTTTAGAACAAGGCGTGATCCAATGCAGATTAAAAAAGTAATTGAGAGTTTAAACGACTGGATTGACTTTGATGCTGTGGATAATGAAGATAAAGTAACTAGAATAGAACCACAAAAGAAAGTGAAATGGTAATGAATAAAACAGCTGGCGAAATTATGAATAGGCTTACTGTTTCAAAGAGAGAGATCAATGAACATACCAAAGAGTTAGAAGAAAAAGAATCTTTTAAGATCATCACTACGACTGATTTAAGAGAGCAGTTACATGAGTATTATGATACTGATGGAGCAAACAAAGGTATGTCTTTAGGTTGGTTAAAAACTGATGACTTTAAAATCAGAAGTCACGAGGTAACAATTGTGACTGGGACTAACGGCAGTGGTAAAACCATGTGGCTATCACAAGTGTGTTTAAACTTACTTTCTAATGGCACTAAATGCCTGATCGCAAGTTTAGAAATGCACCCTATACTCACATGTACACGCATGATAACCCAAAAGTTAGTGTCTCCTGAACCTACACCAAAGTATATTGATGAATTTCTTAATGAGATGGAAGACAAGTTATATATCTATAATCAAGATGGGGTAACCACGACTGATGACATGTATGCGATGATTGAGTATGCAAGTTTATTAGGCTGTGAAATTATTGTCATAGATAGTTTGATGAAGATGTCAGATATTGCAGAGGATAACTATGATAAACAAAAAAGGTTTATAGATGGGATCACTGTTCTGGCAAGAGAATATCCAATACATATATTTGTAGTTGCTCATACAAGAAAGCTAACAGACTTTTATGCACAGCCTACAAAGAATGATATTCATGGCAGTAATCATATAGCTAACTTGACTGATAATATTATTGCAGTGTGGAGAAACAAGCACAAAGAAAAAGCAATTGAGGATGATAAGTTATCAGAAGATCAGATACGAAACATTCCAGATGCAAAAGTATTTGTGCAAAAACAGAGAAACTATATAGGTGAGAATGGAGAGCCTACATATAGTTTTTGGTATGATAAAAAAGGACTACGATTCAAGGAGAGACCATGACAATTAATGAAATGATTAAGCAGTTAAAGAAACATTTTGGTAATGACATAGAATACAAAGCCACATCAAAAGATGGCACAGTATTTAAAACAAAGGGTTGGGAAGACTATCACAAAAAAGTTGACAGCCGTTTTAAATAGAGTTATATTGTAAAAACATATTAACAAGGAGAGTAAATATGAGTAAGACAAAAGAGCAGTATCTTGAAGATTTGGAATACCTAAAGTTTGAAGAACAGCGTTTATCTGATATACGACATGACATTACAGAATGTATCCAAAAATTAGATGATAGTTGGCAACAACAACAGCAATTAGAAGAACAGGAGCACAATCATGAGTAACTTTCAAAAGTTAAGAAGTTTAGATGTATCAGAATACATAGAAAAGAAAGGTAAGTTTAATTATCTATCATGGGCATGGGCAGTAGATCAATTACTGTTGCAAGACGACAAAGCAACCATATCATTTAAAGAACCGACTGTATATACTGATGGCACAATGATGGTATGGTGTGATGTAACAGCCTTTGGTAAAACCATGACTGGATACCTACCAGTTCTAAACTACAAGAATGTTGCTATTAAAAATCCAAATGCTATGGATGTCAACACAGCTATGCAGAGATGTTTAGCCAAAACAATTGCATTACATGGTTTAGGTTTATATATCTTTGCAGGTGAAGATATACCTGAAGGAGATGCTTCTGAAATGTTACAAAGAAAGTATGACGAAACAGGCAGAGAAGGAGCATTAGCTTTATACAACAGAATGACTAACGAGGAAAGAGAAGAATGTAAAGCAGTTATAGAGAAGATTAGAGCTAATTCAAAAAAGGAGAGTGAGAATGGAACAGAGAAGTGAAGAATGGTTTGAGGCTAGGTTAGGTAAAGTTACAGCATCCAATCTGGCTAATGTAACAGCAACAACACGATCAGGTGAGTCAGCTTATCGTAGAAACTACAGGCTACAATTAGTAACTGAAAGACTTACAGGTAAAAGAACAGAAATATTTGTCAATCAGGCTATGCAACATGGTATAGACACAGAAGATGAGGCTAGAGATCATTATGTGTTTAAACATGCAGATGTTGAGGAGACAGGATTTGTAGATCATCCGACTATCGACATGGCAGGAGCATCCCCTGATGGATTAGTTGGTGATGATGGCTTAATTGAAATAAAATGTAGACAGCCACAAAACCACACAGAAACATTAATCTCTCATCAAATACCAAGCAGATACAAGTTGCAGATGTATTGGCAAATGGCATGCACTGGTAGGAAGTGGTGTGATTATGTATCGTATTGCCCGTCATTCCCTGATGAACTAAAGATGGTGGTGATTAGATTAGAATGGGATGACAAGCAAATTAAATTACTTGAAGAAGAAGTAATAAAGTTCTTAACGGAAGTTGAGGACACCATTAAATTTATTAAGGAGAATCAATAATGGCTAAAAAATTGTATGATATTGCTGTTGCTAACGGCAAATACACAGATAAAGAGGGTAATGAAAAAAACTCTTACAAAAATATTGGTGTTATTTTAGAGGGCGATAATGGACCATACATGTTGCTAGAAAGAAGTGTTAATCTAGCAGGGTTTGCAGTAAATGATAAAAACCCAAACACTGTATTGGCTTCTATGTTTTCAGGAACACCAAGCGGACAGAATACATCAGCGAGTAACATGAAAGATGACATTCCGTTCTAAATTTATTTATCGCTATGTACCACAAGAGAATCTAAAGTATTTGCCTAAAAATGCAGTTGCTATTGGTGGTGTTAGAGGTAGGAAAGGTATTGTGAGGGTTAGATTTGATTGGGATTGGGTGAAGCGTTCTAATAATAAAATGAAGGTATTATTCAGGGGGATGTAAATCCCCCATGAATTTAGTATGAATTACTTATTGCAAACATACATTGTTACTTCAAAGCCGAAACGCATTTCAGCTGCTGCTGGTTTTGTCCACATAATGTTATCCTTTCTATATAGATTTTGTTACAAGTATAATTATACAGGTTGTTTAAACAAACTTATTCAACGGAGGATTAGTTTATGGTAAGTAAAATAATGAGATATTTAATACCAATGATTATGATATTATTAATTATTGGTATAGTATTACAGTATTATGTATCAATAAATATACAACCTGACAACATGGTGTGTCATAAAGGTAGGTTGTTGATGCAGTTGCAAGAAGGGGAAGCAATCTATACAAGGGCGAAAGGTGTAGTTTGTGAGTTTGAAAAAGGAATGTTAATACTAGAGGAACAATCATGAAAGATATGATTAACCCTGACCATTACAAAGATGGAGGGATAGAAACTATAGATGTTATTAAAGCTAAACTAGGTGACAGCTATAAGTTTTATGTTAAAGGTAATTTGATAAAGTATTCTCAACGGCTTGGGAAGAAAGATGATTGGGCACAAGAACTTCGTAAGATTGCATGGTATGCTAATGATTTGGCAGATGAGTTAGATAGAAAGAAAGCATCTCCAATTATGCCTGACGAGTGGATAGAAGACCCATTACACGATGAAGACTAACGAACCTTGCACAGTATGTTATCTCGTTGGATTGATAACGATTGTGCTTATTATAGCTATAGAGATAGTCGATAGATGGCTATTAAATTAGGAAAGCAGGTGTGCCACAAGTGTAAACATCCTGCAAACACATATGACAAGAATAAATGGTGGTGTGGTAGAGACTTGTCAGCACATGGGATATGTAAAAATGACAACAAGAAGAATAGCGATTGAGGGTGACTGGTTTACTATTCAATTCTTTAAAGAAGATGATGGTGGTATTAGAGTTGAAATGGTTCATGATATAAAAGGTAAGTTTTATAAAATGTATCCTGATAATAAAATAACTTTTAAGGAGAGCGGAAATGAAAACAGTTAGTATATTAGTTATAGGTTTATTATGTTGTTTAAACACACTTGCAGATGATAAAGTAGTTATCACACCTGATGACAATATCATTGTATGTACAACAGACGACAGTGGCGTAACAGTTTGTATTTGATTGTTACTCATATATAGAATACAATAGTGATGAGAAGTATGTTAGCCACATCAAATCGCACTTCCTCTATGGTGCGTTTTACTCTCCTCCAAAGTGCTAGGATACTTCTCTCTAATTATGTTTGAATACTGTTTAATAGTTTATATGACAATGGACAGTCCTGAATACATTGGGCACTTTATCTCTTGTGCCGCAGCCAATCAATATGTCCAAGAATTTTACAAAGATGCAGAGTATACAAGTTGCCTGCATGAAGATTATATTTATATGCCTAATGGTTTTATAAAGAAGGAGATAGATTATGGGAAAGGGAAGTAGTCCAAGACCTATCCCCAATCCTGAAAAGTTTGAGGAAAATTGGGATAGAATATTTGGAAAGAAAGATGCCGACAAATCTAAACATACCGACAAGAAAAAGACTGACTGAAGAAGGATATTTAGTTGAGAATGTAGAAAAGTATAATACATTTAGTCGTAAGAAGAATGACTTGTGGGGCTTTATAGACTTTCTTGCAATCAGGAGAGATGAGGTATTAGCTATACAGGTGACTTCTAAAAGCAACATGTCTGCCAGAAGAAAAAAGATGACAGAACATGAAAATATTGGTAAGGTAAGGGAAGCTGGAATACGAATAGAACTTTGGGGATTTTATAAGGAAAAGAACAGATGGAAAGTAAAGATAGAGGATTTGTCGTAACAACCTTTAATGGCATCAAGCTTACAAGAGAAGAGCTTAAGAAAAGGATATTGAAAGCTCTAGATGGTGGGGCTATGACCTGTGGTAATCTTGCTAGATTCTTAAAGGTTACAAATCAAACCATATACAATAATGCTCAATATATGATAAAAGACGGCACTATCATTAAGTATAAAGACAAAAAAGGTATTTACACTTATGGCAAAATAAAAGAATGTTTGCTTGCTGAACTATTGTATCCAAAGCCAGAAGATATAGTAAAGCAATTTAAAATAAATGGTGTAACACATAGAAGAGTAGAAAACGGAACATCTAAAGGCTTTGGTAGTCAAAAGATAAGCTATGGTGACAGCTACTATAACAGTATTCATTGGGGTGAATAATGCAGATAAATAGGTTATTAGAGTTGCTAGACAAATGGAGATTGTTTATGCGTTCAGATAATCATAAGCTAGGGTATCCTAGTAAGTCTCTAGGAATGTCCTCTGGAGGAGAATCTAGTTATGATGCGTTTGATGAGATGTATGAAGATGTGGAGTCTGACAATGTAAGAACAGTAGATGCTGTGATACATAGTCTACCAAAGGATCAGCAAGAAGCTATCTATGCTCGTTATCTAAACACAAAAAAACCTATGTATTATGAAATTAAACTAGAGTTAGCAATAGATAATTTGCTGACTATCGTTGGTAGAAGGGTTGGAGCTTGATACATTTATCAGTTTCTGATGAGGTAGCAAAGTACAGTTTAAACATCGCTAGAAAATATAATCTTGGCAATAGAGGTAAGGCAGATGGTACATTTAAACAGCAAAGAATTGGGATTGCAGGACAAAAAGTTGTATCTGATTATCTTGGTGTAGATATTAATTTTGAAGGTGGTTTTGATGGAGGTGTTGATCTTACATATGATGGGAAAACATATGATGTCAAAACAATGGGAAGAGATAGTTTACCACAAAAACATTTTGTAAATAATTTAGTAGCAATGCAGGTAAATTATAATGTAGATCGCTATATCTTTTGCAGTCTGCATAAAACAAAAAGAATATTAACTATATGTGGATGGATAGACAAAGATGACTTTCTTAAAAAAGCTACTTATTATGAAGAAGGTGTTGTTAGAAACAGAGATAATAATACAAAGTTTACAACAAAATTTCCACACTACGAAATAAAAAATTCTGATCTTAATGAATTCTTTTTACCTAAAGGTGTTAGGTATTAGATTTCCAAATCAAAGTTAGCCAATACTTTAATTTTTCTACTCTCTCTTCATCTTGTAATTTGTTTAACCATTCTTGTCGTTTAAACAAAGGTTTTTTAGATAGGTTTAGTGCTTCACAATATCTTTGATAATCTTTACTATAGTTATCAGTCTTTGTTCCGTCAGGTAAAGTAATACTTCTTTTAGTCATCTAGCTCTGGAATGTCTGCATAGATAGAATCAATAACGATTTCTATACTAGAACCGTCAGACAAGAAGATAGTCATAGTGTCTTCACCATATGTAATGGCAACTTCTTCTATGATTTTACCTGTCATAACTTCTGCTATTTCATCGATATCCATAGTTCTCCCTAAATGCTGATGGCGGATTGTAACTTTTTCATGTCCTTCACTTGCTTGTTGCTCCTCGACCATTTTCCGCAAGAGTTGCAACGAAGCCTCTGATAAACGGTATTTGTATTGCAAGAAAAACCTCTCTTTATAAGATTACTGCTACCACAGTTAGGACATACAACACCCTCTGTGAACCCATTGTGGTTTGGATGGTTTCTAATCCAAGACAACATCTTTTCGTAGACCTTTTCCAACAATACAACATCTTGGATATTATATTTCTTCATCATATCCCAAGCCTGTTTATCTTTATTCATGCACCGTATCCACAGCTCATGACCAATATGTTTTACCTTTTCACCAAGACCTAATGCTTGTGCTACATAATCCAGTTTATTACTAGGGAACTTAAACTTGCTTCTTGATGTCTTAAGTAAGTCAATCTCTTTGTAAGGTGATGGAGGAGTTAAGCCTAGCAATAGGAACTCTTTGTTGAGCGTTGGTATATCAAACTTTGTACCATTGTAGTGGATAACAGCATCAGCTTCATCTAATAACTTATAGATTTCTTTTATCATCTTTTTGTGAGATGTTTCCATCATGCTACTAAAGTAAACTGGTTTTTCTCCTAACCATTTAGCTGCCCAACACATCACATAACTAGATTCCATTAGCTGGTTTAAACTCACATTCTGATTGTATAAACCCCAGACATGAGCCGTATTAGGAGATGTTTCTATATCAAGTAGTAGTATCTTCAAAAGGTCTAGTGCCTGTCTTGTCAATAATTAACGCCTGCTTGCGTGGATCAAGTTGTTTAAACGATAAATGAACCCATCTATCATATTCTAAAATAACTTGGTCATAGTTTATGTTAGCCATAACGATAGCAGAGACGACACTGTGGGGATTGCCAAAACTAGGGCAGATAAAATCAACCGCCAAACCTTTCGTGTGGCTACTAGTTCGCTTGCTCCCCAAATGGTCATTGAGAGCATAACTACGGAAACCACTACTAATAAGCATAGGATGACCCAGTATAGTTCGTACATGTTCTAATTCGCCTGCTAAAAAAGTTAAGTTATCGATGACTTCAACCGTAGGAGTGTTGTCAATATCAAGCCTAGTTGCTGTATCGGAATGTGTTAGTTCTTCCAAACTAAAGTGTGGGGACAACTTCATTTAGTTAATCCTTTTGATTTCTCAAATGTGCGTAGACCACCTAGTCCTAGCATACCCATTAATACAGTCATTAAAGATCCCATATCAAATTCAGGTAAGGCAGGGAGTGTTACATTAAACCACGCTGCTATAAATATTATAACAGGAGAAAGCACAAAATGCCAAGCTAATGCAATACCACATACCCAGCCAATGAATGGTCTCCAGCCAGCCACTAAAGGTGAGCGATGTGCAGCTTCCACCTTGTTTATTTCTACTTGTCCTTTAGCTAATTCCTGTGCATGTTTCTCTGACATAGTAGCAATCTCATGTGCTAACTTATTTTTCTGGTCTTTATCTTCTATAAACTTATCTAATAGACCTGCGACTGGTCCAATTAATGCTGTCCAAACCATGTTATCTCCTATCTAGTGGGTTAGTAGTAGCTCGTTTAATTATATCGAGCTTATCTTCTACTGAACGAATCATTGTCTCTACTTCTGACTTTGTTGCTTCTGTAGTAGCCTTGAGTTCTCTTTGCGTTGATAGAGCAACTGCATTGCTTTCCTTTGCAAGCACATACGCATCAGCAACTTTTTCTTGTAACCTAACATTGGTATTGAGTCCTTCCAACTGTCTTTCTTTTATTGCATCGACAGTTAATTGTAGTGTATTGATATTGTCCTCAATAACTCTGAACTTACCAGTTGCTTCTATAGTCTTTAACATCTTATTGTAAAATGTCACCCCTGCGTATCCGCTCCCAATTACTATCGGAAAGAGAATAATAATAATCTTCGATATCGTTCCTTTTGAGAAGGTCAAGTTGAAACTCTCTGGTATCTGCATGTATTGGGA